CTAGAGCCAGACCTGGGCAGAGAAAGACGCTGATGAAGATACACGAGGTCAGCGGTGAAGCACAGGAACTGGCGGCACTGGTACAATATCTGATCGGCAAGAGCGAGGACCTCAAGTCCAAGCCGGAAATGAAGACCAGCAGTTTCATCGACATGGCCAGGAACATGGGCGTGAACATCACGTTCGGCAACCTACAGGCGATGTCACAGCAGGCCCCTCTCAAGAACATGGTCACGGACCTGAACCAGGACACCATAAGTTTTGGCGTGGGCAGTGATGATGCCAAGATGCCAGTGGACAAGGCACGAGACACAGTCAAGAAGATGGCAAAAAGATCACTGGGCAAGAGAAACTGACATACAGAACGCTCCAAGACAACCCACTCCATGAGTGGGTTTTTTATTGGTTGACAACCCGGCTATAAATACCTTACAATAAAACATCATGATATATCTGACACCCAAGGCCGCGGAAAAGGCCACATCATATCTTAAGACCCAGGAACATGCCATTGGTCTGCGTTTCGGAGTCAAGGATTCAGGATGCTCGAACATGTCATACGTGGTGGAGGCGGCTGAACAGCAACTGCCCAACGACCAGGTGTTCGAGGACAAGGGCGTGAAGATATACGTGGAGACGCAGAATCTCAAGTACCTGGATGGGACCACCATGGACTGGCGCACCAAGGGACTGAATCAGGGATATGCGTTCCTCAATCCAAATGAGACCGCGAGCTGTGGATGCGGTGAATCATTCACCATCGACAACAAATACATCTGAAAGACATTGGTTACATACACGTGCCCAAGACTGGCGGCACGTTCATCAAGCACTGGTTCGATGCCAACGGTATTGAGCTGTACAACCAAGGACACGCATGCCTGGAACACCGTGGACATGCACGCTGGTGGTTCGCCACCGTACGCAATCCCTACCATCGCATGGCCAGTTGGTATGAGTTCTTCCGACACAAGGCCGAGCGTGAGCTGGCCAGGAACCGCAGGCCACCTGACAGGTACCGCCGGATGCTGGACATCTATCATCGGGGGTTCAGATACTTCCTGGAACATGGCAATGATGCCATCGGATACCTGCACAGGACGCAGGCTGAATGGGTCGAGGGAGTGGACCGTGTGATCAAACTGGAAGAGCTGTACCAACAGTGGCACCATGTGTGTGACAGGGCCAACAGCCAGGCAGAGTTGCCCGCACACAGTGCAAAAACACAGGATGCCAGCAGTTACTACGATAACTACACTAGGCAACTGGTACAGGACATATATGGCAAGGACTTCGAGCAATTTGGGTATGATAGAGACGAGATATAACTACACGGAACTGAAGAGGAGATCGGTGGAAGGCCAGAGGCTGTACACCTGTCCCGACGGCAATGCCGTGCCCAGTGTGACCACCATACTGGACAAGACCAAGCCGGAAGAGAAGAAACAGGCATTGATGAAATGGCGCCGTAGCGTGGGCGAACAGAAGGCCCAACAGATAGTCACGGAAGCCGCCAACAGGGGCACACGCATGCACAAGTACCTGGAGGACCATATCAATGGCGAGACACTGAAGGAGTCAGTGACCAATCCCTATGCACAACAGAGCCTGGACATGGCCAAGATCGTCATCAAGGAAGGACTCAAGCATGTTGATGAGTTCTGGGGCACGGAAGTGGCATTGTACTTCCCGGAGATATATGCGGGCACCACTGACTGCGTGGGCATACACCAGGGCGAGGGTGCCATACTTGACTTCAAGCAATCCAACAAACCCAAGAAACGTGAGTGGATCGAGGATTACTTCCTGCAACTGGCCGCATACGCAGAAGCACACAATGAAGTGCATGGCACCGACATACGCAAGGGCGTGGTGCTGATGTGTACCAAGGACTACCAATACCAGGAGTTCATATCAGAGGGTGCTGAGTTCGAGATGTGGCGCACACTGTGGTGGCAACGTGTGGAAGAATACTACAAGAAATATCGATGACCGGGATACTGTTCCTGCTGTTCATAAAACATGCCATAGCGGATCTTGGACTACAGAGCCAATTCCTGTGGGGTCGTACCAGTTCCAAGTACAACTACTTTGGATGCCATGTACACTACCTACACCACGCCATTGGCACTTTCCTGGTGTTCCTGTTGGTGGACCTCAGGACGGCATGCATGGCCATGGTGCTGGATTATGTGGCACACTGGCACATCGACTTCCTGAAACACAGGACACAGGTCTACATGAACTGGGATCGCAAGGACAAAGCATGGTGGTGGTTGGCGGCCACGGACCAATTACTGCATTTTGCCACCTATTATCTGCTGGTCATATATTTGCTCTAGCGATAAATAAGATAAAACAACACACACGAATTTAAGAATAGGAATTACCACATGGCCATTGTTCAGATCAGCCGTATCCAGCACAGACAGGGACTCCAGGAGAACCTACCACAGTTAGCGGGTGGTGAGTTTGGCTGGAGCATTGACACCAGAAGATTATTCATTGGTAACGGAACCGTAGAAGACGGTGCTCCGGTGATTGGCAACACGGAAGTGTTGACTGAATACTCCGACATCGTTGGACTGTCCGACGCCTACACCTACAAGGGTGATGACGCCGGATACGTGGTACAGACAGGTGCGTTCACCAGCACACCGGTCAGCAGGAGCCTGCAGGACAAGTTTGATGAGGTCGCCTCAGTCAAGGACTTTGGAGCCATTGGAGATGGAGTCACGGATGACACCGCGGCCATCAACAGGGCACTGAACGAGCTGTTCTGTCGTGAGGTCAACACCGAGATCAGGCGTAGCCTGTACTTCCCGGCCGGCACATACAAGACCACTGGCACCATAAAGATTCCACCATTCGCCAAACTGTTTGGCGAGGGCATGAACAGTTCCACCATCAGGATGGACAATGATCCGGCATCCACAGTTCCGGACTACGTGGCACGCACCACCGACAGCAAACAGCAGACTGGATTGAACATCGGCACCAATGGTGCCACATCACCACAGCACATCGAGATCAGTTCACTGACATTCGAGTCCACAGAGATCACTGACATATTCTTCGTGGAATCAGCCGAAGAGGTGTACTGTGATTCCGTGGGATTCAAGGGACCACTGGAGCAGTCGGATCTCAACGTGGCCACGGACGACATAGCGGCGGTAAGGACATCCGGCACTGCCACATACATTCCCAAGAACGTGACCTTTGACAAGTGTGCGTTCGAGAACCTGACATACGGCTTCAAGATAGATGACCGTTGCCAGGGTTACACAGTGACCAATTCCAAGTTCCACACCATGTACAACGCGATACTGTTGGGCGTGACTCCAGCAGATGGCGGACCAGTGGGATTCCGTGCATTGCACAACCTGTTTGACAAGGTGTATGGCTCTGCCATCATCTATGACTCAGCCAGCAAGTGCATGTCCGGATACAACTACTTCCTGGACATCGGTAACGGATTCAACGGAGCAGGTTCACCCATCGCACCCGTGATTGATTTCAACAGTGACAACAACGTGTCCATAGCGGACATGTTCGAGCGTGATGACACTGACCAGCTCACACAGGCCAGGGTCGACGTGGGCACCACACGTAGCATCGGTATCGAGAACTCACTGCAGATCAAGTTGGGCAGTTACGTGCGTGAGACCGGAGACACAGCCACACTGACTGACAACACCGGCACTGCCGCATCAGTGTTCACACTGGACAGCGGTGACGTGTCAGCATGGTCATTGGACTACACCATCACACGTGGCACCAACGTCAGGCACGGCAAGATGCAGGTTCGCAACGCATCCACACCGGTCTATGTTGATGACTTCGTGGAGGACGCAACCACAGGCGTGGTACTGTCAGTGGCCAACACTGCGGGCACCACATACGCACTGCAATACACAACCAGTTCAACAGGCACAGACGCCACTCTAACATATAGTTTGACACAACTAGGATAACATGTGGCCCGATAAGTTCGAGGATCGCCTGAGGTCTTGGCATGACCTGAGGCAGTTCGTGCAATCAATTCCTTTACGGGATCAACTCAATGCCATAGCCAAATGGTGGGGACACTGTCCCAGGATCTCCCATGCCATACACTGGAACGACCAATCAAACTGGCCTGATCCATGGGATCTTTTGGCTGACAATTCGTTCGACGATCTTGCTATCGCACTAGGAATGTCGTATACTATTACGATGTTAGAAGACTTAGACAGCTCGGTAGAGATCGCACTGGCAACGGACGATCACGCCCAGGAGTATAATTTAGTCATGGTAGATGACAGGAAATATATACTTAATTATGAACCCTGGGAGGCGGTAAGTACTGAGCGATTTGAATTCAATATTACCAAAACCATAGACGCAAGAACAATTAGGATAGAATAATGTCAGAGATACTAGTAACCAAGAGAGACGGCAAGAAAGAGCCTTTAATTATTGACAAACTACACAAGGTAGTGATGTGGGCATGTGAGGACATCACAGGAGTTTCAGCATCGGAGGTCGAGATCAAGAGCCACTTGCAGTTCTACGAGGGTATCAAGACATCCGAGATACAGGAGACCGTGATCAAGAGTGCGGCTGACCTGATCAGTGAGAACACGCCCAACTACCAGTACGTGGCCGGTCGACTGATCAACTACCACATCAGGAAGGACGTGTATGGACAGTTCAAGCCATGGCATGTCAAGAAGTTGGTGGAGGTCAACATCGAGCGTGGCATGTATGATCCGGAATTGATTGACCTGTACACAGACGAGGAATGGGACAAGATCGACGGTTTCATCAAGCATGAACGTGACGAGCATCTGACATACGTGGCCATGGAGCAGTTCCGAGGCAAGTATCTGGTACAGAATCGTGTCACGGGAGAGATCGCAGAGACTCCACAGATGACCTTCATACTGATAGCGGCCACATTGTTTGCCAACTATCCCAAGGAAGAAAGATTGAGCTGGGTCAAGGACTTCTATGATGCCATATCAACCTATCAGGTATCATTGCCCACTCCGGTGATGTCCGGCGTGCGTACCAGCATGAGGCAGTTCTCGAGCTGTGTGTTGATAGAAACGGACGACAGCCTGGATTCCATCAATGCCACCAGTTCCAGCATCGTGAGATACGTGTCGCAGAGGGCAGGCATTGGCATAGGTGCGGGCAAGATCCGTGCCATCAAGTCACCCATCAGGAAGGGAGACGCATACCATACGGGAGTGATTCCGTTCTACAAACTGTTCCAGGCGGCCACCAGGAGTTGTAGCCAGGGAGGAGTGCGTAACGGAGCGGCCACACTGTACTATCCCATCTGGCATCTGGAAGTGGAAGACCTATTGGTGTTGAAGAACAACAAGGGCACAGAGGACAACAGGGTGAGGCACATAGACTATGGAGCGCAGTTCAGCAAACTGTTCTATGAGAGACTGATCAGTGGTGGTGACATCACACTGTTCTCTCCACATGACGTGCCAGGCATGTTCGAGGCATTCTTCTCGGACCAGGACAAGTTCAAGGAACTGTATGAGACTGCGGAACGCAACACACGCATCCGCAAGAAAACACTCAAGGCCATAGACCTGTTCAGCATGTTCGTGCAGGAACGCAAGGACACTGGACGCATATATCTAATGAACGTGGATCATGCCAACACGCATGGTGCATTCAAACCAGACGTGGCTCCGGTCAAGCAGAGCAACCTGTGTTGCGAGATCAACCTGCCCACCAAGCCCATGAACGATATCAACGATCCCGACGGCGAAATAGCACTCTGCACACTGTCGGCCATCAACTGGGGTGCATTCAAGAACCCAGAAGAGATGAAAAAGGCGTGTAGGCTTGCTGTGCGAGGATTAGACGCCCTTTTAACCTATCAGAACTACCCGGTGATAGCGGCCAAGATGGCCACACACAAACGCAGGCCATTGGGAGTGGGCATCATCAACTTTGCCTACTGGTTGGCCAAGAATGACTTCACCTACAGCGGACCGGAATGTCTGCCCGAGGTGGACAGATGGGCACAGCACTGGTCGTACTATCTGATAGAGGCCAGCGTGGAACTGGCGGAACAGCATGGTGCATGTCCGGGTAGCAACGAGACCAAGTACGGCGACGGCATACTGCCGGTTGACACCTACAAGAAGGACGTGGATGAGCTGGTGCCACACCAGGATCACGTGGATTGGCAGTCATTGCGTGACAGGCTCAAGCAGTCAGGCATACGCAACTCCACACTGATGGCATTGATGCCCGCGGAGACATCAGCACAGATATCCAACTCCACCAATGGAGTGGAGCCACCACGCAGTTATGTGTCGGTCAAGCAGAGCAAACACGGCGCACTGACACAGGTGGTGCCGGAATATCGCAGGCTCAAGAACAAATATGAACTGCTCTGGGATCAGAAATCGCCAGAAGGCTATCTAAAAATTATGGCCATTCTGCAAAAATATATTGATCAGGGCATATCGGTAAATACCTCGTACAATCCAGAGTTCTATGAAGACCACAAGGTTTCCATGAGTGACCTGCTCAAGCACGTTGTGATGTTCTACAAATTTGGTGGCAAGCAGTTGTACTACAACAACACCTATGACGGCCAGGGTGAGATTGACGTGGACCGTGATACCGCTGATCCAGTGGAAAACATCGAGGAAATCGCACAAGACAACTACGATGATGACTGTGACAGTTGTAAAATTTAACCATAAAGAATTAAGAAGTAACACACATGACAGTATTCAACAGCAAGAAAGATCACCTCAAAAGTCTGGCATTCCTGGACAAGAGCGGTGGACCTGGCATACAACGTTTTGACACACTCAAATACAAACAGTTCGACAAATTGACCGACAGGCAGTTGGGTTTTTTCTGGCGACCTGAGGAGGTTGACGTGTTCCGCGATGCCAAGGACTTCAAGGACCTGACCACATACGAACAACACATCTTCACCAGCAATCTGAAGAGACAGATACTGCTGGACTCCGTGCAGGGACGCTCACCCAATCTGGCACTGTTGCCCATAGTGAGCCTGCCTGAGATAGAGACATGGATCGAGACATGGGCATTCAACGAGACCATACACTCACGATCGTACACACACATCATTAGGAACGTCTATTCAGACCCGGCCAAGATATTTGACGAGCTGATGGACATCAAAGAGATCGTGTCATGTAGCAATGACATCTCAAAATACTATGACGATCTCATAGAGTATGGCTCTTGGTACAAACTGTTGGGCGAGGGCGAGCACACGGTCAATGGTGAGACAATCAACATCGAACTGTATGAGCTCAAGAAGAAACTGTGGCTGTGCCTCAACTCAGTCAACGCACTGGAAGGCATACGTTTCTATGTTTCATTCGCATGCTCATGGGCATTCGCTGAACTCAAGAAGATGGAAGGCAACGCCAAGATCATCAAACTGATCGCACGTGACGAGAACGTGCATCTGGCATCATCACAGCACCTGCTGAAGATGTTGCTGAAGGATGACAAGGACTATGTCAAGATCAAGAAAGAGACCGAACAGCAGGTGGTGGACATATTCGAGTCAGCAGTGAACCAGGAAAAGGAATGGGCCAAGTACCTGTTCAAGGATGGTTCCATGATCGGACTCAATGAACAACTGTTGGTGGACTACGTGGAATGGATAGCACACAAACGCATGAGCTCACTGGGACTGCCCAACAACTACAAGGGCGGATCAAACCCATTGCCGTGGACACAGAAGTGGATCGCTGGCAGTGAGGTGCAGGTGGCTCCACAGGAAACGGAGATATCATCCTACACCATTGGTGCGGTCAAGCAGGACGTGTCCGAGGACACATTCAAGGGATTCAGCCTATGACGCTGACCATGTATTCCAAACCCTCCTGTCCATTCTGTGACAGGGCCAAGCAACTGCTGGAAAGTTACGGCATAGACTACGAGGTGGTTGACATATCCGTCGATGACCAGGCACGTGACTTCCTGGTGAGCAGTGGTTTCAGAACAGTTCCGCAATTATTCAAGGATGGTGAATTATTCGTCGAAGGTGGTTACCAAGGATTAAGTATGTTAACCGAAGACGAGATCAAGACCAAACTTGGATAATACATGGAAATCAAAAAAGACCAAATCTACACATTCAAACTGAACTCAGGAGAGGAACTGGTGGCCAAGGTGGTGGACATAGACAGTGACCACTGTGGATCCTACTACATGATAGACCACCCAGTCTCCATAGCACCGGCACAGAATGGCGTGCAAATGATACCCAGCGCCTTCACTCTCAATCTGGAAAAAACTGGCAGGCTAAATACTAACAGCATAACCATGGTGTTCGAGACCAATCCAGAGGTGGAGTCCAACTACAGGACAGCAACCTCGGGTATCATAACACCGGAAAAGAAAATTTTAAAGGGCTGACAAATGGGAGCAGTTGTAAGAGTTGGTGACTCCAATGCAGTTGGAGGTGTCGCCACAGCAGGTGCAAGCACAGTTTTCGTCAACGGAAGACCAGTGGTATTTCCGGGATCCAGAGTGACCCCACACCCTTGCTGTGGAGCCGAAGGCTGTAACATACACTGCACTGCCAGCACCACTGGCGGTAGTCCCACGGTATTCGCAGAGGGCAGGCCAATCATCCGACGTGGTGATTCTGACTCATGCGGACATGCCAGGGCACAGGGCAGTCCCAACGTCAACGTGGCATAGTCATGTCTTGTGGCGGCGGTCTAACAGGTCTAACCATGATAGCAGGAGC